GTCTCTAAACATTGGAATAGTTCCTTCCTTTGGAACACAGTTTGGAACCATCTTTCCATTTTTCTTTTTTAATCCAACTTGTTTATGAGTATCCCAACACGGTTCGTCATCTTCACCAAACATGTCTTTAAACTTTTTGGTATGTTTGGATGGCTTTGTTTCTGCAGTAGCATCTCCAGGTGCAGGCTTATATGCCTTTGGATTATCATCATCCATCTTGGCTTGTTTTTTAAATTGTGCTTTGCGTTTGTCTTTCGTAGATTTAGATAGACCTGCATGGTACTTAACATTCTCATCAAGATATTCTTCGAGATCATTAATAAAGTACTTAGTACCAATAGAGCTTACAACGTAATTTGAGTAGCGCTCAGATATTGTAAAATATGCATTTGATTTTTGGCAATATACTTTATCTCCTTTATTAAAGATCTCTCCAGCAATATAGCTTTCACGTTTTTCTGAAACTGTTGGAAGTTGGATATGCTTTCGAAAGTTAGCCATTTCCTTTAGACCCATTCTTTTACGAAGAAGGTTAAACACAGATAGCTTATCACCAAACGATTTTGGAAGACCATCAGCAAAAGCTTGGAAATCACCTGATACTGCAGCTGCTCTCATCTTTGAGGCAGACATTCCAGAAACATCGTCAGAATCGGGATCACGTTCACCAGCTGACTCAAAAGAAATATTATCAAATTCATAGAAGCCGTGACGTGCCTTTGTACCGTTATATTTAAGAAGTAATGTTTTAAATTCTTTGATTCTATCTGAACCAATAACCATTGTTACGTCAGTATAACCTTGCTTATACAACGATACTGATATATCAAATACAGTTTTAAGTTTAGCATCGAGGATAATATTGCGGGCATACTTTGGAAACATCTTACGCATGATTCCAACTTTTTCCTTGTACTGAAGAGGATCAGACTTAGGATTATTAGACTGCGATACGAAGATCTTATAGTCTCCACCCCGAGCTATTTTAATTACTTGAGTAATAAGTTTTTCATGACCAATAGTCGGAGGATTAAAGCGACCAAACGTAAATGTTACGGACTTGGTTTTTTCCTCGTTGAACTGTTTAAATCCTTTAACCAGCATCTGTATCTTTCTTTTCTACTTGCTCATACTTACGATTCTTTTTACGGTTCTTTGCCATATACGCAAGATGACCATCTGGATCAATAGGTGTTCCAGCTTGTTGCGTATAATCTACGACTAAGAAATCTTTAAAGTTTAATATTTTTTCTGGTAATTTGTCCATAAGAGTATTCGTTTTAAATTATTTTTGCCAACCTTTGATTACATCGGGAGAGAAATTGTTTGTAGAAAATTCAAGTCTATCAACTAGTTTGACTGCACCAGAAGTAGTTTTATCGATAGCAACAAATCCTTCAGAACCTGTCACCTTAAAACCATTCTTAGTACGAACAAATGTATCTAATTGTTTGACCTTATCAAGTTTATTTATAATAAGCAACTTGGCGTCTACGATAGCGTTCTGTAGTTCAAATACATATCGAAGATTGAGTTTATTTTCTTTCGAAAAGAATAACATCAACTCCTCCTCTTTCTTATCTACACCTTCTTTACCTTTTACTGATTTTCTTTTTTGTCGTTCTTTTTTAAACTTGTCTTTAAACCAAGAGATAAGATCGTTAACGTGTTTTGTAGGAGAAGCTATTCTTTCTCCTTTACGAACAAGCGTATTATTAAATGTTTCAAACTGTTGTGCAAGTTGTGGGTTTGACTCGATTTGCTTAAGAGTAGAACTCGCAATCTTTTGGAAGATCTTACCAGCTTTACTTAATGATTCTGTCACTTCTGCTGTTTCGACTGCAGATAGACTTGCTTTACCAGTTATATCTCTATATTCAGCGTCTTGATACCAGACTGTAGATTTTTTCTTAAACGATTTTAGATTAACTCCGTATGAAGCTTTCATCGAAGGAAAGTCTTTACCTTTATATGTCGTATGCCATACAACTCCAAGGTTTGCCTTTGCTATCTGTTTACCTAAATTAGATTTAAGAGGAACTGCATATACAATTGTATTTGGTTGAAACGTGTAATATGCTTCTCCGTCAATAGATTCTTTTGAGATGTCGCCCTTCGTAAACATGATATCACCTTGAATCACATCTTTAATTCCAATATCTTTTAATTCGTCAAATGCATACTTAAGTTTGGTGCTTAAATCTCCACTTGTATCAGCATCGATATCTGCATGATTTTTATACACCTTAGGATCTTTATTGAATATGCCTTTCTTTGCAACAAAGAATTGACCATCTCCTGGATCAATTCCAGCAAAAACTGCAGGTGCTCCGTCCCATTTGACAGTTACGTCGTAGTTCTTACTACTATTACCTGCTAACATATCTCTCATTGCTCTTAAAGCAAAGATTGCTTCTCGCGCTCCTTTTACACCACCGTATATAACACGATCTTCAATATGTGTCATGTGAGTGTTTTTTCCAGAGGCTGCCTCTGAAAGATATGTTTTAAATGATCTCATTATGGTGCTAACTTGATCTTAACATCTTTTGGTTTAACTTTTAAACTTTTCTTTAAAAAAGTTGTCAATTGTTTAACAGCGCTTTTATATGTAGACTGCGCCTTTGAAATAAATGTGTCTTTCTGTAGTGCGCTGATTCCTCCAGAGTCGAGAGCTGCAACATAATCAAATGCCCAATTTCCCTTTCCTTTAGGAACTCCCTTATGAGAAAACTGCCATGGATTTGTATCAATTGCATATGCTTCATCGAGCTCTGATTCCTCTTCTAATGAAGCCATTAGTTTGGCAATCTTACCAAGTATGTCCTTATCTTTCTTAGAAATGTTTTTCATCTTACGCTCTTTTTCAATTTCCTTTCTGGTTCGAGCGTAATTGAGTGTGCTTTCAAGGTAAAAGTCTTTCTTATTATAAAGCTTTTTATCTTTTCGTTGATGCAATGCTGTGTTAACTTTTGTGCCATCATCGAGTGTGAGAACATTAAACTTCTTATCGTGTTTAACAACCTTGCTCTTTCGAGTAAAGCTTGTTGTTCCTCCACCTGAAGTATCACGCGTTGCATACACAACCGTCTTACCTATGTACTTATTTTTTGCTTCGTTGTATTCTTTAAATGTTTTCATAGTAGGGATTATATTTATATTAATAAATCTTAATGAAGAATCCGTTCTCCTCGCCAATTTTCTTTGCTCCATTAATCATCTTATTCATGATAGTAGAAATATTCTTATCGTTAGTAACAAAGAAATGCATTAGCTTTAGGCCTTGTATCTTCATACAAAGATTAGCTGCAACATCCATATTTCTTTTCGCATCTCTGACTAACGCCTCAAACTGAGCTTGTGTTAATGCGTTTCCGTCTTGAACTTTTGAATGTTTAGATACAGTTTGATACATTTTATAAACTTCATTGATTCGCTCCGCATCAAATGCAGAGAATAGTTTTGGGCTTCTTCCAAAATAGTTAATACTTTTAATACGCTCATCACCAAACTCTTCCATTACACGATCAAGAACATCAACGGGAATTTTACCTAAACGACCACCGGAAGGTGTGCCATCAGAGGTGATTTCAGTCTGAGCTGTCGTATATTTATGAGGAAATCCTCTCACTTGTAAACTGATTTGCTTTGATGTATCGGTATTCTTAAATGTAAATAAGCCAATTTCTTTACCTTCAGCGCTTATATTACAATTAAACTTGGCAATTTGAATATTGTATGCAGCTTTCTTGGCTTTACCTGGTTCGTTTGTAAAATCTACAGATGGTTTATCGGTGACTAATTGCTTAAGGGATATAGGATATAGTTGCTTCTTTTTATAATAATCATACATCTTATTATTAAACATAGACGTTAGTCCGTCTCTAACTTCGTAATTGTCAATACAAAATTGCAGATCTTTAATTATTTGTGTTTTCTTGCTTTTATCAATAAGAAAGATGTCGGCTGGATTCCACGAATCTTTTGCAATTTTTACCTTCTTTGTAAATTCACTGATTGCAGTAGCGAATGCAGACTTATCAGTTGCATCGTGCAATATATCAAAGCGATTAAGATTACCCGCAATCTTAACAACTGCTGGTTTAGTCGATTGAAATGTTTGGTTCCACGCAATAAACGCATCCGGATTATCAATAAATATTTTTTGGCCAGTATCTTTTGGTGTTTTAATATCTTTTATTAAAGACATCACCGTAGCAAGTTCTCCAGCATCTGCTAACTTTTTGCCTAATGCATTTCGTGATCCACCTCCCATTCCAGAAAATGGAGCTTTATCTATATCGTTAAATCGAAATGATACTTTTCCTTCTAGAACTTCCATTATTAACTTTTCTCTTTTACTTGCATCATAGGTTGAAGTAATTTTAGCTTCTTTAAATGCAGGTGAATCTGAATTAACTTCTAAAACCTCTCTAAATCTACTCGAGTCTATTCCTGCTTTTTGTAGCGCATCTTCAGCATTGCGAACATCAGAGCTGCTGCGATACGTAAGTTCAATCGTGCCATAAGCCTCGCGCACACCATATGGCTTTAAATTCCCTGAATTTAGTGTTTCGGCAGTAAAAACTGCAGCGAACTGATTATTTGGATATAGAATTGATTTGTATTTCGAATAATCAGTTTGTGCCCTTTCTAAATTGAAAATATCCTTTGTCTTTTTCAATTTATAAGATTTGCCATCAGACATTTTTATCTTTTCACCAGCATTGATCTTCGCAACAATAGCTACGATATACTTTGTTTTATCCAGATCTGGTAATTTAAATATAGCCATTTTACGTCAAGTCAGTAACTGATTTACCTTTTGCCCAAAACTTACACGACCAATAACGTGCCTTATATTTTGGGCCTGGGTCAGTATCACACTGATGACGAGCTCGAAAGCTTTTGCGTCTGGCTGGGTCGTCTCGTTTGATTTCCATATTTGGATCACCAAACCCTAGACGAATAACATTACCTTTTTCGTTATTTACGTAGACGTAGAATTTCTTCTTACCGTCGTTCCCACGAAAAGGTTTGTTAAGAGTAACTTTTTTACCCTTGTATTCGCTCTCTTCAAATAGAAGAGAATCACTGAAGTTAAGCATAATTCCCATTGTGTGTAATATATTCTATTCTATTTATAACATATTACCTTTTAATACTTAATCCATCTACACTTTTTCCAGTTACTTTGAGCGATCCATCTAAAGAATAATCCACGTTCTCTTCCATGAGCTTCGATCTCCCAAGGCTGATCGTAATAATTAACCTTATCAGAATCAACTACTTTGTCCTTCCATTTGCACAATGAAAGATGATTAGTATCTTTGAGCTCACCTCTTGCGTATTGCTTTACGTGAACCATCTCATGAGCAACGGTCTCGAGCATATCATGCTTATCTTGTGAAGCGTCAATCCTTACAGTAAAATGACGAGGACGATATCTGCTGTCTTCCCATGTACAATCACCTACGAGTTCTTCTTTCTCTCTTAGATTATTAATTAGCTTAATATCTACTTCAACCTTTCCTAATAGTCGAGGAGCCATGAGCTTAAGAGCAAATGCAGCAACATCTTCTGCCATTTCTCGTCTTTCTTTAGTTGAGCCTGTTGCTTCAATAAACATTATATCTTGAATGCTGAGAAGTCAGCGCTTTGGGTTGGAGTTGAAGATGAAGTAGGATCACTCGATAAAGTTTGAGCCGATTCTTCTACATCGTATAATCGCATCTTAGATCTATCAATGCCTACACAGAATCGTTTGTGTTCTGTAGGATCATTGTATCGATTCTTTAGCTGCTTGATCATTACTTGATTCATACCTTCGAGTTGCTCTGTAGAAATAAGGGCAAGCATTAAATCTGCAGTAGCTGGAAGGCCAAATGATTCTGAGGTATCAGTGATTTCAACATCTGAATTACCAAAGCCTGAACGTGTAACTTGTGTTGCTGACCATATAGGCACATTGAATTCAACAGCAAGACCACGTATTTCTTCAGCAATTGCTTTAATCATTGAGTATGTGTTGATAGATCCACCCAATCCTTTGATTCTTGAACTCGAACAAATATTAAGATAATCAATGTATATGACTTCTGGTACAAACTTCTTCTTCATCTTCAACTCATTAAGCAATGAACGAAAGTGGCCAACATGAGCTACAGCTGTAGGATATTCTTTAATGATCAACTTACCATGCGTCTTTTGATTAGCAATATGAGCCTTGTTTATAAAGGCATCTTTACTTAGATCTGTCAGAGTAGCAATATCTACATCGAATAGATTAGCATCGATTCTTTCAGCAATCTTTTCTTCAGCCATTTCAAGAGTAATGTAAAGAACATTACGACCTTGTGATAAGGCATCTGCAGCAAAATGGCACATTGCCAAACTTTTGCCGACGCCTGTACCTGCAAGAATAATATTAAGAGACTTTCTTGGTACACCACCTTTAGTGATCGTATTAAGAAGCTCAATATTGAATGGGATCTTGTCTTCTTTTAGATGATAGAAGTCATAACGTTCTTCAACATTCTCAAAGTAATCATGACCGACATTGGTATCGAAGGTAACCGACAAGGCCTTTGTCAATATGTCCGGGATTGCTCCTTCGGCCTTGTCGGTATTTCCATCAACAATAGAGATAGATTCCATGAGTGCAAGATAGACAGCTCTATCCTTACACCATTTTTCAGTGGACTCTATCAACCAATCCAATTCAACATCATTATCATTACTTAGTTCTCTAATTAAAGCGAGAGTATCATTTGCAATAGGACGATTAGTATATTCAGATTCTTTGAATTCAATCTCGAGGATTGCTGGAGTTGGTAACTTATTGTATTTTGTTACGAACTTCAGGAATATGTCATAGACTGCTTGATGCTGTTTCTCAAAGTATTCCTTCTTAATATGTGGAAGGGCTTTTCTGAGAAAAACTTCGTTATTCGTCAATGATTTCAGTATTATCGTCTCTATCTCCTGCATTACCAATTTGTGCTTCTTGATCTTCTAGTATTTCTGTTAATATGTCACCGATATAGTTTCGGAATTCAGTGCTTTCTTCGAGCTCTTTCTTCGAGTAGGGAGCTGGAGCTTCTTCAATATGGTAGTTGAATTTAAGACGAGCCAAATCATTTTCGACATCTTCTTCAATAGTAACAGCACCATACGTATATATTACATTGTTATAAGGACTTTGTACAATCTTTAATGAATAAAGTTCTGAGTCCTTCTTTTCTACATATACGAATTTATTATCCATCGGTTTCTTCATCTTCTCCGAGAATAGAGCGATAAGCAACCTTATACTTCTCTTCAACTTGAGATTTAAAGTCAGTATTGGTAAATATATTATCCCAGAATTCTTTCTTCAGTGTATCTTTCATACGAACATTACCAGAGAGTTCTTCACCTGTGGCAGGATTCTTTGCCATATACCAACCATTCTTTGGTTTGACGACGTGGCCTGTTTCAAGAGCAACTTCTGTGAGGCCTGACCATTTTTCGATACCACCTTCCCATGTGACAGAGATAGGAATCTTTGACTTTTCTTTTACGAACCTTGATTTCTCAACATTGATAACAAAGTCATAACCAACAATCTCGGTACCAGTCTTTTCTTGACGACGACCAATGATCCATACATTGTCAGCAGAATACATGACACCTGTGCCACCACTTACGACAGCTTTAGGGAACATACCTTGTTCCATGTACGTATGATTGACAGCAAGAAGAGGAATATCTTTGAGTGTCAGCATTGGTGTGATCATGCGGAATAGACCTTTAAGAGCTTTAGCTCGAGTCATGTCTGCAACTGACTTCATGTTCTCGGCATCTTCGACTTCTTTCTTCGAAGCGATATTGCCAACAGAGTCAATAATTACAATCACCTTGTCTTTACGATCAATTTCATTTAGCTGATGAACAAGATCAAACTTGAGTTCTTCAATGTTTGTAACAGGTGTATGAAGCACACGACTTGTATTCACATCAAATGCTTCGAAGTATGATTGTGGAGAACCAAACTCTGAATCATAGAAGAGTAGTACTGCATCTTCATGCTTCTTTAAATATGCTGCTGCCATAAGCAGAGCAAATGAGGTCTTAAAGTGCTTTGATGGACCAGCGAGAACCGTGAGACCTGAGGCCAATCCACCGTCGATGCTTCCTGATAAAGCGACATTTACCATGGATACTGGCGTAGAAGTAAGCTCCTTTTCGCCGAATAATTTAGAGTCTGATAGCACATCTGCGCCAGTGACTCGACTTGATTTCTTTAGTTTTTCTAATAGTGACATATTGTTGTTTGATTAATAGATATAATTATACACTGTTTATAAGCAAATGTAAAGCTTTTTTTACGCAAAGAATGAGTCCAAATTGCTGGTCTCCTGGGGCTCTGTCCAGTCTCTGCCCTGCCAATGGGGATATGATGCTCGTGACAGGTGGACTGACTGGGGCTTCTCCATGACGTCAAAGCTGAGCTCTCCAGAGCCATTTTTCAGCTGGTCGGTCCACATATAGACATTCGCGTTCAATTGAAGCTGAGCAATGAATGCTTCTCGGACCTCATTCCGCTCATCCCAGGACCCAAAGAATGGTGTTCCCTTGTACCAGCCAGTCTTCGGGACCTTACGAGATTCATTCTCGATCGGGAGAGGTTCATAAGCAAGTGTCTTGGCTCCATATTTACGAGAGATTCGATTCAATTCCCTAGCATATCGATCAGCTAATTTCTTTGCCTCAAGGATAGGATCATCGAACCGACACAGGTGATGGCGTATGTCAATATTGCCAAAGTAGGTTTCAATGATATTGTACTCTGAGGCACTAGGAATAAATGTTTCGAATCCCTTCTTGATAGATCCGTGCAATGTAGAGAATGGACGAGATACATTCTCCCAACGAGGACGATACATACAAATAGCATGACTATCTCCTATAGAAATATTAGGATATCTCTTTATCTTGTTTGGGTCAATAGTCACTGCTCGATATTGTAAAGCCTTGAGTCCTTCCCAATCGACATCGTCCCATTTCCAAGCAGCCTTCCGCAATCTATCTTGAAACATTCCTGCATAATCGGGGAAATCAACCATCAAAGAATTGACTGGTCCTTTGAATTGAGAAAGAGCAACGAGGAACTCTCTATTTTTATATGCATGTATTCCACCAAATAGATTTAGGTTACCACTCCAATCGCTGCCATGATAGAATGCAAGCGCATCATATTCTGAATAATCAGTAATCTTATTTGACACCAAATTGATATCAGTTTTATTTCCAGCTTCCCTGATTTGATCAGCATATATGATAGCCTGTGCGGCTTTGTGAGAAGCAATCTTATTTGAGATTGGTCCTAAACCAGTTAACAGTACTTTACTTTTCATCTTTCTTCCACTTTCTATATGAGTCTATTCTTTCGTATATTGATTCGTCGTTTAATGTTGGGTTGGTGCCAACGTTCCAAAATAAAATGTCGCGATCTGTGTTTTTGGGTATTGCTGCCCAAGCTTTCGCGTCGTATGTTGCTACAGATGGGAATGGTGGTAAACCTTCTTTAATCGGTGTAGTGAATGGTAGTGCATGAGATATGATTCTATCGTGGCCAATCTCACCACTTTTCATGTTACGCGATACTGCCACGCAGTGAAACTTAGCATTTGGCCATGCTATCTGCAATGACCTATGTAACACACCTGTTGAAATGACGGTCCATACTTCCTCTGGTTCCTTGATCTGAGATGCTGCCTTTACAAATCCTGCTGTCACAAGCTCGTGCTTTAAACCAAGAGGGATGAAGTAAGCATCGTCATTCTCATCTGCCCATCGTTTAGCGATTGCATTTAGATTAGGCATAGCAGCGATACGGTGAAATTCATACTCTGCTCCTTGCTCTATGCAACATGCCTGATGATGAGATATGCATTTCGAAGATGGCATGAATAACTTTACTTTCTTACCATGTCGCTTTGCCACATCGAGAAGAGAAACTCCTGCGAGGCCAGTGCGAGGCTGAACATACAC